TTGCTGAAGGTGGGGAATTAAAATTCCGCCAGGAATACCCGGCATCTCCTGATGAAGCATTTATTACAGCAGGTTCATCTGTATTTGATCCTGAGAAAACTGCTAAGTTAATACCTATAGAACCTGAAAAGAAAATGAACTTTGATTACTTTGCTACAACATGGGAGCCTTCATTAGAAGGTAAGCTGCATATATGGGAATATCCTGATTGGGATAGCAATTATATAGTAGCCGCTGATGTTGCACTTGGGGTAGGCCAAGATTATTCAACAGCGGTAGTCTTAGATATAAATAGAAAAATAATTGGTTTGTTTAGAGATAACCACTTAGACCCTAGCAAATTTGGTGATCTACTATTTTATTTAGGTAGATACTATAATAATGCATTACTTACTGTTGAAAGTAATTCTATGGGCGTCGCCACTTTATCTCGATTATCGCAGATGAATTACATTAATTTATATAAACAAACTAAAATCTCTTCGATCTCGAAGGAAGAAGGCACAGTACCTGGATTTAGGACAACTCAAGTAACTAAGCCTCATATCATTGGTAATCTTAAAAATGCTATTGAGAATGATGATATATGGATACCTTCAAAAGTAATTATACAGGAATTAAAAGATTACATCAGTACTGATTCGGGTAAGACTGAAGCTGCATCTGGATGCCATGATGATACTGTTATGGCTACAGCAATTGCCCTTGAAACATTACGAACACACTATGATAAGCTTACTGTTAACAAAGTACCCTGGTCTCAAAAGTTTTCTGATGAGACTGGAGACACTGTTCAGTGGCTTTAAAGTTCCCGTGTCCTCACTACCCCGGCGGAGGTAGGGGATAAATCCGCCGCATTTGAGGTATTTACAATGGAACCTAATAATAAAACTCCCTGTATAAAAGTATGTAAACTAAATGATGATAATGTTTGTATTGGTTGTAATAGAACTATAGAAGAAATACGCGAGGCTTATTATGAAAAAATCATTAGAAAACAACAGTAAGTATAATGAATATGATATGGATGGGGATGGCATTGTTAGTGATGAGGAGCTAGCTCACTTGAAAGAAATAAAAGAGACTGAAACTGCCTTAAGAAAACAACGCGCACAAAGACGCATGGCAACTGCTACTTTATCAGCAATGGGTGCATTTACATTTATTATGTTTTTACCCTTTGTATCAATAGAACGTATAGAAGCATTAAGTGATATAAGCAACTTATTTTATATATCAGGAGCTGGTATTGTAGGTGCATATATGGGTGCATCAGCATGGATGACCAAGAGATAATAGTTATTAAATTTAAAGGATTTTCTTATAAACCTCGTAATAAATATAAAAGTCCAATAGTTGTAGAAATTAAAGGAGAATCTACATGTCAGTTGAAAAAGCAGGAGAAAGATTCTCCGGATATAATAAACCAAAGCGAACCCCTGGACACCGAACAAAATCCCACGCTGTCCTTGCAAGGTCGGGTTGGTAAAGAGCGTCTAATTAGGTTTGGGCAACAAGGTGTAAAAGGGGCAGGTAAAAACCCTAAGTCAGCAAAAGATAAAGCTAGAAAGAAATCTTATTACGCTAGACATAATGCGCAAGGTAAACCTGCTGGCCCATTGTCAGCTAAGTATTGGTCACATAAAGTAAAATGGTAAAAGAGGATTTAAGCAGATGGCAGTTAATGCAGCAGGAAACTATACGAAACCAACGATGCGAAAAAATTTATTTAATAGGATTAAAGCTGGCGGTAAAGGCGGTAGACCGGGCCAGTGGTCGGCTAGAAAGGCTCAAATGCTTGCTAAACAATATAAAGAAAAGGGCGGAGGATACCGCGACTAATGGCAAAGAAACCGTCACAAAAGAGCCTAACAAAATGGACTAAAGAAAAATGGAGGACAAAAAGTGGTAAACCTTCTGTACAAGGGCCGCTTGCAACTGGAGAGCGTTATATGCCGAGTTCGGCTGTGGAGAAAAAGTATTAAGGCAGGAAAGCAACATAGTAAACAACCTAAAAATATTGCAGCAAAAGTTAAACGACACAGATAAATAACCCAGGAGCGGTACATGTCAAGATTTGTTCAAGCAACACATAAAAAGAAACCAGATAAAAAACCTCAGGCTACACTGCCAAGGCCAGGCTCTTATACATCAAAAGAATTAAAAAATTCTAAAGCTATTTATTCAAATACCGGGGGTAAATACTAATGTCCCCACATGGTTATAAAGAAGCTGTTACTGATGATCAGCTAATAAATTTAATTGAAAGCGGTATACAAAATTCTACTGGCGATTGGTTAAATTCATCAGAGCTTGCTAAAGAAAGACTTAAAGCTACTTATGAATATGCTGGTTTACCTATGGGTCATCTGTCACCGCAAGGTGTTTCAACAATAGTAGATACATCAACTACTGAAGTAATTGAAGCATATACTGCAATTCTTTGTGATTTGTTTTTAAACAATCAAAGATTAGCTAGATTATTGCCGTGGGATGATACACCTGGCGCTTATAGCGCAGCTAAAGAAGCTAGTCAATTAATTAATTATACTATTTTTAAACAAAACAATGGTTGGGAATTATTAGAACAATGGATAAAATCTGCGTTATTATGGAAAAACGCTGTTATCCGTTGGGATTATGTTGAAGATTTTGATTATGTGTTTGATGAATACGAAGAAATTACACAAACTAAATTAGATGAAATACTATCTGACGATAGCTTAGAGATAGTTGGCGATCTTGAATTTGAAAATAAAACAATCAGCTCTACAATAAATGGTGAAGCTGATGTTGAACTTGTGTATGTAAATGTTCGTGTTAGAAAAGAAATAAATAAATCTAAAATTAAACTTGAATTAATACCACCTGAAAATTTTAGAATTTCTAGAGATGCAACAACCTTAGCTGATGCAGCATTTGTTGGTATTCAAAATACTATGACAAGATCTGAAATTAGAAAGTATTACCCTAATGTAGCAGATCAAGTTGAAGATTGGGATGAAATAACAGATAGCTATAGTCATATCGGTTCTTTGGATTATGCGCAAGATGTTGCAGCAAGAAAACAAATAACCGGCCAAGAGTATTATCAAGGATCTAACTCAACCCAAATTATGCCGCTTGAGGCAAATAGAGATGTAACTGTTACTGAATCTTGGGTTAATGTTGATAGAGATGGCGACGGTGTTTCAGAATTAAAACATATAATAACTGCAGGCTCACATATCTTATATGAGGAAGATGTTGAAATAATACCTCTTTCAGATATTGTACCTATTGATGTACCACATGAATTCTTTGGTTTATCGATGGCTGACTTTACAAGAAGCTCAACATTAGCTTCTACTGCTATATTAAGAGGCTTTGTAGAAAATACGTATTTAACAAACTATTCACCTAAACTTGCTGATCCAAATGTTGTTGATTTTTCAGCATTACAAAATATGAAGCCTAAACAAGTTATACCAACTAACGGTAATCCTAATGGTGCTGTAGCTCAAATGCTGCCAGAAGCTATATCAACGGGTACCGTACCTTTACTTGAACATCTTCAAATGATAAAAGAACAAGCTACTGGTATGTCTAAGGCTGCTCAAGGTTTAAATGATACTTTATATGTATCGGGTAACTCTGAACAAAAACTAAGTGCAGTACAATCCGCAGCTCAAAAACGTATACAACATATTGCTAGAAGGTTTTCAGAAACTGGATTTAAAAGATTAATAGAAGGCATATATCATGCTATTAAAAAATCTATGAAAGGTAATATTAAATATAATATGGAAGGCGTATTTAATAGCATTAATATAGATACTTTACCAGAAAAAATGGATGTAGAAATTTTATTAGATATTGGTGAAAATTCTAATGCAACTAAAATTTCTAAACTTTCAAAAGTAGGTGCAGAAATTTTACCAGCGTTACAGCAACAAGGCGCAGGTATGATTATTAAACCTGAGGCTGGCGCTGTTTTAGCAACCAAAATAATGGAATCAATGGATATTGATAGTAACGATTTTCTTGAAGACTATACTACAAATGAGTTTAAAGAAAAAGCTGCTAAAGCTATGGAGCAACAATCTCAACAAGCGCAAGCTGAAAAAGCAGCAATACAGCGAAAAGCAGAAGCTGATATTGCGTTAGCTGAAGCCAATGTTAGGTTTACTAATGCTCAAAGTAAAAATACATTTGATGATAATGCAAAACAATTAGCAGTTGCTATTGATAAACATTTTCAAGAATGGGCAGATATTAATATTAAATCT